TGAGTTCAAATAAACTTTCAATCTTACGCAATGGTAAGAATGTGTCACATGCATAAGCCCCTGGAATACGACTAATATAAAATTCGTCAATAACACCTAGTGTTTGTTCGATAATATTAGGACCACCTATAACCCAAGTAATAACACCTTCGTTTATATACTCGATATGTTTTATTTCACTGTTTAAATCACCAGTAATATACATGTCTGCACCTGGATAGTCGTCCTTGCGTGTAGTTACAAGTACATTTGTGCGCTTGGGCAACGGACGTGGCATATGTGGATCATCCCAAGTAGTAGATCCCATCACAACAATATGTCCTGCTGTATTACTTTTAAACCATTTAAGGTCTGTTGGATTATTAGGCCAAGGCAATGTACCCTTTTTACTTACGCCGCCATAGTCGTCACATGCTAGTATTGCTTTTATCATTCATCACCCTTTCCTGGTGCTGCACTGAAATGCTCTTCAAATTTGTTTGGTACGCCGTCCCAATCCTTTGCATCAGCAGGAACATCGTTTTCTCTTACTTGAGTAATAACAGGCCAAATTAAACTATACTCTCGATTAATTTCTTCCCAACGTACTTGTTCTTGAGGAGTTGAAAATGCATTTTCTGCTAAAATAGCATCTGCAGGACATTCGGGCTCACATACGCCACAGTCGATACATTCATCTGGATTGATAACTAGCATGTTTTCGCCTTCATAAAAACAGTCTACTGGACACACTGCTACACAATCCATATGTTTACATTTAATGCAATTATCAGTTACTAAGTATGACATAATTTTCCTTTCATTGAAATGAGTAATTCTTTCCCATATATCGGTTAACAACTTGTGAAAGCTGTAGATGAGCATCGCTGAACCATTTTTCTACATGATAGTCAACTCTGTAAGGCTTTTCTGTTTTTACTGTACGCATATCCATCCATACAATATAATCAGGATTTAAGTATTCAACTGCTTTGTTTGTATTACAACGCTTGTCTATTACTACTGTCTTGCCTGTTGCAACAATGCCGTCGATATATCCTTTAAGTTCTTTTGTATAACTATCTTTAGTAACATACTGGGCTCCTAATAGTTCTGCAAGCGGCTTTGCTATCGTAGTTTTACCGCTGCCTTCGGGCCCGCATATTAAAATAATCATTAGATTCTTGCCAGTCTAATTAACGTTGCCGCTAAGTTAATCTCCGGGTCTGCAACCAATGCATGATCTACTAGACCTTGTTTAATAGTTAACACTGCGGTATCTTGTTGTGCTTCGTCACCGAACAATTCAATATTGTCATACAGCCAACGATAAATTTCTTCCATCTCTTCAGGACGGACTGTTCCGCATAATAGTTTACGTGCTTCATTAACTTTGCCTGCTTTAAACAATTCGACCATATCTATCTTCCAATCACTGTTCCCAGTGTCGCCTTCATTAGGACGAAGCAAGCTGCCGTCTTGCACATTCATCTGACACATATTTATACACTTACGCAAGTCTGGATATGTCGCTTTGACATATGTGTCAAGAATATCTAAGTCTGGAGTTATACCTTCTGTAATAAGAATAGTTGCAATACGTGCTGTAAATTCTGTTTGATCAACTTTAGCAATATGGAAGCCTTGGCAACGACTATGAATAGCAGGAATAATTCTATTTTCGTAATTACATGTCATAACAAAACGTGCAGTAGTATGATACTCTTCCATCACACCACGTAGTGCTGCCTGTGCGTTAGGCGACAAGTAATCTGCCTCATCAAGTAACACAACTTTAAAGTCACCAAACGGAATCATCTGTACAAAGTTAACAATTTTATTACGTACATCTTCAACACTATTTGTACGACTTGCGTTAATTTCTAAAATATCTAAGTCGTTAATTTCAAGTTCGTTAAACAATAGTTTTGCAAGTGTAGTTTTACCAATGCCAGCTGCGCCACTAAACAACAAATGAGGAATGCTTTTATCTGCAATCCAAGTGTTTACTTGTTTTCTCTGCGCTTCATCTCGAAATACGTAACCATCTACTGTTTTCGGACGATACTTTTCTACCCATAATTCTTTCATCTGTTTTCCTGTTGTAATCTAAATTGACAATACACATGTCCCCATAAGTATTCGTATATCATATATGCTATTATAGCACCAACGATAGGAATTGTAAAGAAGAAATACATAATAAGATGTGCGTATGATATAGCTGCTAGCCAGTCATACCATCTAATCATTTTTTCTTCTTTGTGGTCGTTTTATCAGCAGTAGGTTTAGCTGCTGGCTTCTTACGTCTACCATAGAAACTATACCCAACTTCTAAATCTTCAGTTCGTTGTCCGTATTCAAACTTTTGAATTTTGCCACCTTTAGCTAAAAATTCGTCTATTTCTTTTTGATGTGTATTTTGATCTCTTGGTGGAGGATTCATCTTAATAGTCCTAACTCTTTATATGCAACTTGTATTGCTTTTGATTGAAAATATGCATCTGCTAATGCGTTGTGTAAATCTGTTTGAAATGCTTTGCGAGGATCTGCCTGGCAACAGCCAAACAGTGTTCTAGAATCTCTTATAATCCAGAAGTTCCACGGAATAGGCTTTGCAGCGCGGCGGAACATGTCTTCCAGTATGGTATAGTCAAAACCGTATCCTTGTCCCCATAATGTATCAATACCAACGACCCATTTGCTAATTTGACGTAAAGCCTCATCTACGCTAACAGCACCAGTCTGATCAAATGCTTCTTCCATGATCTTTGGATCTTGCTTGCTCCACCACTCAATAGTGCTGTCACTAGCTGTACGACCTAGTTGGTCTTGTTCATCAATATTAATTTTAAGGTATAATTCGCTGTGTGGCTCGCTGTCGTTTAATGGATTAAATTTAACTGCTCCTAATGATAGAACAGTTGCGCTTGGACTAGTGTCGATAGTCTCTAGATCGATTGTGCCGTGTGTTGCCAAAAGAATACTCCTTAATTATTATATACATTATAGCATATAGTAACTAAGGAGTCAAGTAGTTTTTAAATTATTTAATAAATTGTGCTAGTTGTGGCGCCAGCCAGCCTTCTGGCTTTAGTACTTTACCATCATCACGTTTGATTACTTTGCCTGTGTTTGGATCAATCTTTGCAAAGTTTGTGTCCATTACTTCTTTCCAGGCCGCTTCTCCGTCCCAACCTGCGGCACGGATTGCACCCATAGTAACAACTAGGATATCTACTAGTGCGTCTAGCTGTTCTACTTTATCGTTGTCTTGAATAGCTTCTTCTAGCTCATCTGTTTCTTCACGTATTAGATCAAGATACATTTTATAGTTTGCTTCACTCGGTGGCTGATCACACGCTGTTGCAAATTTATCAATGTCTTTAAATGTGTTTGTCATTGTGCCAATGCTCCTGATGAGTTTACAAATGAGCTTGGATCTACAGTAGCGTGTTCGCCATCTGAATATTCAGCACCAATTTGAATATCATTTGGTTTCTCTAGAGAGTAGCCGAGTATACTTTCAGTTTCTACCATTCGAAGCTCAATTTCACCTTCTGGAGTTTCTATAGTCATTCCACGAGACCATCGACCGTGTTCTACAAGAATCCAGTGTCCAACTTCAAATGGTTCGTTGTTCCGTGGTCCTTTAGAATAAACTTTAGCCCAACGAGGATAAATTCCTCGTGTGGTGCCATCATCATCTTTAATGATAAGACCACCTTTTGTTTTTTGTTCTCCAAAAAACATATCTGTTACAAGTGTTCGATCACCTATAGCCTTTGGTGAGCCTTTTATTTTCTTTATGTTCGTCGCCATTTTTATTTGCCTTTTTGTACAAAGTTGCCGTCGTCATCTTCTTCCCATTCAGCTAGTTCAGCTTCGGATGGTTGCGCTTCTTCTGTTGATACGCCTTTTGCTACAGGCTGTTCTTCTGCCATACCTTTTGCATTTGCATAATAATCTTTAAGAAGATCTTCTTTCTTGCGAACAATCTTACCACCTGGGCCTAATTCGTCGCCTCTTGCATTAACTCTCGCATTTCCTACTGCCGGAGTTAGCTCATTACGTTGACGTAACATATCCATATCAACGGCTTTGCCGTTAGCACTTCTGTGGACAATACGTCCTGGTTGTTTCATTGCCATGTTAATAGCCTCCTTTTAGTTATAGTATTACTTATCTCAAGAACTCCCGCCAATCCAGGCCAAACTGGATTGAGTTAATTTTGTGTACACCTATTAAGTATAACACATATGATGCTACAGAGCTACCTCTACCTACACCCCATACAATATCATTCTCACGCATAAAGTCTACAAGGTAAATCATATACTGCAATAACGGAAACATACCACGTACTTGATATGCTCTAAGTTCTTCCCATATACGATCTTGTACATGCTGTGGACAGGGTGTTTCTGCTTTGCCTAATACATACTCGTATACATTTATATTCTTATATTCATCAGGCATGAACCATTCTGATTGTAATGCACCGTCAAAAGTCTTTTGATCTACATCTAATGGAATATATTGTTTAAGCTCGGGTAGATATTGTTCGCGCATTGCTGCGTTAAACTTTTCAATATCATCACTAGGATCGCATAATACAACATGACATTTGTCAACATGACCACTATAGATCATATTAACTAAGTCTTTATTTGTAAATCTCGGGATACCGAGAGAGTCTGTTTTTATAAGCATACATACAGTTTAACTTACATTTATTAAACTGTCAAGTCCTTTTTCGCCATTTTGTTCTTGTTGTTGTACGTATTGCTTGGCACGCCTTGAATTTGTTTCTTGTTTAAACATTTCTAGTATTACAGAAATTTGTTCTTGGACTTGTGGATTAGGAGACATAAAATATTTACGCTGAAGATCGAGCATTTTATTTTCTACTTCAGCGTCACTTAGTTGTTCAAAGCTATCAACTAATGGATTAAACATTAAGCAAATATACCTACGTAATTAGCAAATATTGTTGTGCCGCCATTTATTGACCATAAGTCAATAATAACAGGAGTAGTTGCAGAATTAACACTTAATGTATCACCTGTCCAAGCAGCATGGCCGTCAGTTAGGATAGATCCAGTTGCACTTGCTAGTGTTACGACACGACTTGTTCCGTCACCAGTTAGTTGTAATCGCATTCTGCCCATTACCCCACTTGGTGGAAGATTTGTAATTGTTGCTGTTAACGTTCCATTTGCCTGTAGTGTTTGGTAATGTCCTTGCTCCCAATCTAAACTCCAAGCACCTGAACGTGCTGCATTTGAATATACAGTTTCGGTATTCTTTTGTAATTCAGCTTCACTAATTATACTACCATTAAAATCGTTAGCTGCATTTAATTTTGCTGTTGTCGATTGTAAACTAGTAATTTCTGTTGCTGCTTGTTCTAATCCTACTTTAGTTACGTTGAAGTTTGTACGAAAGCCTTGACTATCGTTGTCTACTCCTGCTACTGGAAAAGCAGCGTCGAATCCTACTGTACTAATTGTACTTGCCATTTTATTTTTCTCCTGTACTCATATTTATATCTGTTAAGTGTTAAATTCGTAATTTGCGAATACAACATATTGTTCTTGTGAAACACCTTCTGAGTTATCTATAACATATCTGTCAACATCTAATTCATATTGTTTAAAGTCAATGTTATTGTAATCAATTATGTTTTTAATTATTTTTGCAGTACCTGGCTTACAATAGCATAATGGAATAGCATTAACAAACCCTAATTCTGTTACAGTATCTTCTTGTGCAGATCTCATCCATAACGGTAAAAAGTTCTTTTCAGTTTCGCCTATATCTTTTAAGTTATCTCTCATATGTGTTAGATTAGATATATAACGTGTTGTATCATTAGAGCCGTCGACTTTTATTGCATTACTGTCAGCAGTTATAGTATTTGTTGTATTAGGCGTATCTTTATTGCTTTCAACAATACCTGCTACAAACGGTATAGATAAAGGTTCGCCAGCTCGATTAAATATTGATAATTCATTTGTAGCAGGAAGATTAAGTACTTCGTCTCTGCTAGTAATTGTTAACATATCAATCCATTTAACTTCTATTGAGCCAGATTGTCTAGTTTGAATAGTAAGTTGTGCAAACTCACTATTATATAAATCATCAACTGTGCTATACATTGAACTATCAACAGTTATTGTATCAGTGTTTTTTATTTGAATTTGTGTAGCAACCTTCTTATTCTTTTGAGTTGATTGCTTTGGATCGATAACTTCTAAGTATACAACTTCGTATACTACATCCTTTGTTCCGGGTGCTAGTGCAACTGCCGTTTTAACATTGCCAACTGTAAAATTACGTCTTTTATGATTCTTAGCTACTGCGGCTGTAAAATAATCTAATGACTTTGCCTCAATGCCTGCATAAGCAAGAATATTAATTTTAGTTTGTACGCCAAAGTTAATATCGTCTGGTCTATATAGATATTCTGGAAGGAATATTTCTGCATCATTTACAAAGTTAATATATGAATTACGTTGAGTCTTTGGTAGTAACGGACGCATAAACACATTACTGTATTGTTTATTATCAGGATCTGATAACTTAATACTAAATTCTTTTTCAATTGCACTAAATCCATATTGATCTTGTGCTTTAATTGTAAACTTATATGTGCGATCTAATGTAGTAGTATTTCCGTCTAATTGCATCTGCTGACTATCAAATACAGTAAGTCCAAGATTTTCTTCTGTACCAAAACTTCTTACTTTACCGATTAACTCTCCGGACAACGATAATGTTATACCTGGCGGCAATGTGCCTGCTGTTAAACTGTAAAGCAACATAGCATTTGGAACAGTTGTTGTTGCACTAACAGCAAGTGTACTAATATAGTTTGCACTAAACGATCCTAAGTTTGCCGGAGTAGTATATGCAATAGTTGAATCTATTTCGCCTAATAGTTTTATAACAAATGTCTTTTTACTAACAGCTTCTTCTAGTTCAGTAATAGCAATAGTACCAAAGTTAATACTAATGCCTTTAGTAAAGTTAGTAACAATTGCCCTGTTCAAGGTTAATACATCATATTCAGTATTACTTGTGTTAATACTAGTAACAGAATATGTTTCACCTGCTACTGTAAATTCCCTATTAAGAGCAAAATTTGAATACTTGTCAAACTTACTTACTTTAATCTGTGCGATGCCAATGTTTGCACTTTGGTACAAATATTCTATTAATTGTACACTATCAATATCATAGCCAATGCGCTTTGCATTAATTGTAAATTTATATTCTTTTGTTACTGCTGGCTGATAAGGGACTCTACCAGCAATTTCTCCTGTAGTAGTATCAAGAGTTAATCCGGGCGGTAGTATACTTTGTGTATTATCGTCATTTAATGATGTCAGGTAATAACTTACTACACCTAATACTGTATTAGGATCAATAACATCGAGTATTAGTGTGACATAATTGTCTGCACGCCTATATCCAAAGTCTCTCGGAGTTACCCAAATTGGTACTCTGATGTGTGTATTGTCTGCACTAAAAATTCCTGTGCCAACTTGCATAACTGTTGTATCTGATCTAAAGAAATCATCGCCAACAACATATAGTTTAAACGTTCTAGTTGCAATTGAATCGCTATCGCTTACACTAACTTGAAACTCATAAAAACGATTAAGTTTTTTAGGAGAACGTGTTGGAGTGTTTAGTCCGTAGATTGTAGTATCGTAATAAAAACTGTCATAGCCGTTTGAACTTGGCACACTAAAGTCGTATGCTGATGTAGTTCCTGCATCAAAGCCAGCGTCATCATATGTTCCGCTACCGACAGATTTTTGTATTGCTAAAATTGGATCAACTATGCCAACTAGTCGACCATCACTTGTTAACTTTATGCCCGGTGGAAGTGTACCACCATTACTTGGAATAAAAAATTCTAATGGTTGTCCTGCTGCTGTATCACTATCTATAGCTACTAATTGAAAATCAACAGGAGAACTATCTAATATATAGTAAGTATCGTTATTACCTGCTTTTAATAATCCTGCGTCAGTTTCCCATACTGGATCATCAGCACCTTGTACTGTTATCTTTATAGTTCTATCGCTAATTTGTGAATTGTATGTTGCTCGAAGTACAAATGTACTAACTGTTTCATTAGCAACTTCTATCGGAGTACCTGCAATAGTATTATTAGTTAGCCTAAGTCCTTTAGGAAGTTTGCCACTAATTAATGCAACTGTAGCACTTGATTCCGAAAGAGGTAGCTGTAACGGATTAATAGTCACTTGCTCTTGCAAAGTACCTAAACTATCTCCGTTATTATTTGTCCAAAAGTTTGCCATATATCTATTCCCTATATAGCATATTTATCGAAAATTACAGTGTACCGTAATCTGAAGTAATTGATGCTGGTGATGTTAATGATCCATAGTCTATTGCAGTTAATGCAAGTAATAATTCTAAACCCGATTGTGAGTTTATTACTGCGCCGCCGTAGTCTGCACCATTTGCAAGTCTATTTACTTCTGTAACACTTATGCCGTCTACTGTGCCTGTTAGCGCACCTGTAATTGTTGTTGCAGTTATATTTGTTGCATTTAGTGTTCCTACATTATTAATATTAAATGTATTAGCGTTAAGCGCCGCACCTAACGTAGGATTAGTATCTTGTGCAATTAAGTCAGTTGGATCAATAGCAACTCTAATATCAGTTGCACTAACTTCAGTTGTAATATTTTGTCCACCTTTGATACCAAACTGTCTATTAGCACCTGAAATATTTAATGCTGTGCTGTCTGATGCAATTGAAAGTGTACTTGGACTAGTAATTGTAATACTATTGCCGTCTGAAGTAAGTGCAATATTATCGCCTGCAATTAAAGTTCTAAAATTTAGTACTGCGCCTTCTTTAGAGTAAAACACGCCGGTGCCTGCTCCTAAGTTTGCTGCTTCGTTCTGCGGTACAACTCTAAGATCTAGTTCGTCGAAGTTATTATTAACTTTAACAAACGCTTGTCTTAGGTCGTCTCCTGTACTATCATTTGCTATAGTACCTACATTTATTCTAGTTATTGCCATTTTGTGATCTCCATATTACTATTTATTAACTCGTGATACTTACTGTGCCTGATAATGTATTTGAGAAAGGTACATCAGTTGTATACCTTGATACCATTACTCTGCGTGGTCCGCCCATAGCATCATTTGTATCGCCGTACCCTGTAAGTGATCCTGCTTCTAATGTTTCGCTCGAATCTTTATGTATCATATCTTGTAACTGTGCTTGTGTGAGCATTGGGTTTGCCTGTAAATATAATGCGCCTAATCCACATACTTGCGGACTAGCCATACTAGTGCCACTAATATTGCATTGCCTAAAACTACCAGAACCGTAGTACGCGGCATCACTAAATTTATTTGTATTACTTGTACAGCTAACAATATTATTGCCTGCTGCGTAAATATCTACACCTGGTCCTGTTGTGCTAAATCCTACTTTATTATCTGCTGTACTAGATTGAGCTTGTAAACTACCAACCATAAATGCATTTACACTATAGGGCGAACTACCTCGGTGATAAAATACATTACCTGATCCTCTATCAAATGAATTATTATAATCATCGCCACCACTAACATCTACTTTAAAACTATTATTACCTGCAGCAATACAAACACATACACCTTCGTCTATTAATTCTTCTACGTCTGTATCTACTGATGCTACTCTCACTGGCGCTCTATAACCGCTAGTTGTATTATATGGATAAATTCCGTAAGTGTCTCTCATATGTGCATTAGGAGTAGCACTAAAACTAGCATCATTTCCGCTGGTGTAAGTTACTCCTCTATATGATACACTGTCTAAAGAAGTTGCTGCGGTACTATATCCCCAACTCATATTAACAATAGTTGGCCGCTTTTGTCCTGTTACAGGATCAATTGGTTTATTTCTATGCCATAATTTAATAACATCAAAACAATTACTAATACTAATACCAGTACCACTGTCGCCGGCACCTTCTAGTCCTGCTAGTTTAACACTATACACTCTTGCGTTCTTTGCCCATCCAAACGATTTACCTGCTGCTGTTCCTGCACAATGAGTTCCGTGTCCGTCTGTATCTCTGTAATGGTTTGCGTTTTGTGAGCCAGCTATTCCACTTTCTGTATACCAGTCAATCTGTTGTACTCTACTAACGCCGTATTCGTCTATAAATTCTGGATGGTCTACTTGTAATCCGCTATCTTGTATTACAACATCTACTCCACTGCCGTCTAGATTAAAATCATAAGATCCTACTAAAGAAGAAGACCAAATAGCATCTTCAGTAGTTATACTATGTCGTCTTTTACCCCAGTCTATATATTCACCACCTTCTGAAGTTCCTTTATAGAAAGTTCCGCTAAAAGTTGTAGTAAGGCCAATTTCTAAGTTATCATCTTGATCTGGCGGAATTGCAACATCTAATACTCTACTGTCGTTTTTTAAATCACTTGCTTCATCGTCTGTAAGGGAGTAATGTGTATTACGTTGTGACCCTAGTCTTGCGTCTGCTATATCTACACTACGTCCGGGAATATCTCCTGCACCAGTGTTCGCTATCATCTCTTGATTAAATGCATCGTAGTCGACACCTTTGTTAAGGGTAACGATATATTCTTTTTCGCTCATAGGTGCTCCTTAATGTAGGTCTGCCCAAGCAGAGCCAGTATAAACTTGTAGCTTTGTAGTAGTAGAATTGAATAATGTATCACCTGCTACACTTACAAGTGCATCTCTTTCTGCTGATGTAAAGGTTGCAAACTTTAACGGACTCTTGTTTATTGTAACTCTATCAGTTGCACTAAGATTAATTGAACTTGCACTATTAATTGTTGGCACACCAGTAGATGTAGATTCAAAAGTCTCTGCATAAACAACATTTGTTACACGTAGATCGTTCTCGACATTTAAATCACTACTAATAGTAACTAACGGAGTGATAGTAATTCCACTTGAATCATCTGTATCGATTACACTAGCTGCAAGTGTAAAGTTTCCTATATTAGCTGCGCCGCCACTTATTCCAGTAAGGCCACTTCCGTCACCAACAAAATTTGTTGCAGTAACAGTCCCTTGAAAATATGCATCTTTAAACCTAATTGGGCTTGTACCTAAGTCCCATGTGTTGTGTTGGTTTGCATTAGGGTTAACATGACCTCTAATTGTTCCGTCTAAGTTGACTGCGGCTAGTATGCTGTCAACCATCACAGTTGAATCATCAGCAAACACACTGCCAACTAAGTCGCCTGTGTTATTAACATCTATTGTAACTAAGCCGTTTTGTATATCTGATACTGTTAAATATCCTGCGTTATTAAACAACCTACTAATGTTGTCTCCTGGCTGTATTGATGTCGCTGCTAATGCACCTTGGCTAGATGAAGCTACATCAGTAATACCATACCCTGCTATTGTAGTAGGCTTGTCTGTTATTTCACTAAATGCAACAGTAGTTAGATAGCCGGAATTATTAGTTAATACACTAATATTGTTCCCAGCTACTAAAAAGTTTAAGTTGTTAGTAAACTCACTTAATTGAGTAGGTCTACCTACTACATCAGTCCAAGCACCTGATACTGCAAGAGCAGATATTTCAGTGCCGCCTTTCTTAATGCTTGCTGCACTTACTACTGCACTTGCAACAGTTCCGCTTGCTGTAACATCTATAACACCAGTGATGCTACTACCTGTAAGTTGTAGATTGTCTCCGCTTGGTATTTCTTTTAATTTGTTACCATCGGATGCATCAACTATGAGTGGATATCTATTTGTCATTTGTGTCCTCGCTTAGTATATTTATTTGCTTTGTCATTTAACCTTTACCTACTACTGCATTAACAGTTCCTCTGTCACCGTCTGCTTTGGTGCTAATTGCTTTACCAATTACACTACCAACTTTAGGATCATTATTAACTACTGCATAACCAGGTATTGAACTTGCTACTAGCATATCGCCTTTAGCAACTGTACCAATTACATTCACTGGAACTTTACCTTGTAGTGCAACTAGTGCTTTAATACCTGGACATTCGCTGTTCATTGTATATGCACTTTGGTCACTTACTACACCAGCTATACGTGTTGTATTGTGTTCTGTACTTTGTGTAACTTCTTTGTCACCGCCAAACACAACAACTGTACCAACAGCGTATTCAGTATCACCTTCGTAATACTCCGCTAAATCCGCATAAGTTGCTTCCATACGTGAGCCAGTTGTTAAACTCCAGTTACCTGTAATACTACCTGCTGTTGCTGCTGCACCAGTTGTAATATTTGTAGTAGTAGCTGTACCATTTAATGCACTTGCTGTACCTGTAAGGTTAGCAGTAATTGTACCAGCACTAAAGTTTCCACTTGCGTCACGTAGTACAATTTGACTAGCAGTATTTGCATTAGTTGCTGTTATTGTTGCAGAATTAGCTTGGTTTGTAATTGTACTAGCATTACCAGTTACATTACCAACAACATCACCAGTTACATTACCAACAACATCACCTGTAAATCCAGCTAAAGTTATTTTTCCTCTAACAGCGCCTCCTGTTACAAAAGTAATAACATTGTTGCCACCTTCTGAAAAGCCTGTGCCGGTGCCTAAGCCAATACCAGTACTTTCATTATTTTTCTCGTTTACTGATTCAATGAAGTTAGTATATAACCAACGTGATGATATAGCACTAGTTTCTTCCGTTGTGCCTGCACCACCTACCGAACCATAAGCACTGTTAGCATGGAATATACTTTCAGTTGGTGCAACACTCATCTCACCAACTTTAATATTTCCGCCAGTGTTTATCTGTGGCTTACTTGCTCCACTTGAAGTTAGTATAACTCCTTGGTCAGGTGTTTTAAATGATAGTGCACCGCCACTTTCTGCAAGTACTTCATATGTTGCATCACCACCAATTATAAGTGCTGTTGCTTGAAGTTTACCGCTGCTGTCACGTTTAGCAATACTAGTGTTTGTATTTTCATATGAAATAACACTAGTGTTATAAGCACCTGTTCCTGTTTTTATAAGTACAGATCCTGGTGCAGTTCTTGTAGGTGATCCATAAGCAAGTACTGATGCAAAGTCACCGTCTGCTAAACCTAAGCCTTCGGCAATAATAGTACTAAATGCTACTGCACTTGCTACGCCTGTTGCGTCTGCACTACGTCCTATAACACTATCAGTAACCATAGTTGGCAGTTCAGAATACCTAACACCGCCAGCTTTAATACCAACAAAGCCGTCTGTGATTTCAAAGTTATCTTGATCAAAACTTGCTAAGCCACTTGCTGCTTGTTTTTGTGCTGCCGTGCCTACTGGTGCTGCTGTGCTTGTCTGCGCAATGTTCATATTCAATTTGCTTTGATCAATTTCAGCAGTGTCATTAACATCACTGTTAATAATAGCTTGAGCTTCAATCTGTAGATCAATCTCTGTGCTTGCTTCTAGTCTGTTTACAGTAATATTAATATCACTTGCAGTAGATTCTATAGCGTTAGTAAATTCATCAACTGGATTTTCTAATACTACTGCTGTTGTTGATCCTGCACTTCCAACAACACCGTTATTAATCGGACTTGCTGTTGTACTAAATTCACCAACAGTTGTTAGTGTGTAAGTAATAATTCTTACGTTTTTGTTTAGTACGTTATCAAATCTAGATTCTAATGCAACAACGGTACCTTGTGCAGTTCCGTCAGTAATAGTTCCGCCTACTGTAAACGACCCTGCTACTTCAGGATCAGTTAATAGTCTACGCTTACCTGTTGGAGTAAGAATTTGTTTACTAATACTAGCAGGCAATACTGGATGTATTGTAACGTTTCTTAAATCATCAAGTTCGTCATAGTTGCTAACTGCTTGTGCAACAAAGTCTTTAGTAGTTGCATCATTATCATCAGTTGGGTCAAGTAAGTTTTTAATTTGCTTACTATTAGCATTTAAGTTAGCTTCTAGTGGAGTTGAGCCATCTAGTGCTAAGAAGCCTGGAGCAAATCTGCTTGTTCCTGTTAGTTGCGCACTGCCGTTATGTCCTAGTCTACGACTTACATAGTTGGCAACTGCTTTTTCTGTAGGAACTGCTGTGTCTGATAAGTCAATAAACAATTCATCATTTGAGAACTCATCAATTGTAACACCTTCTTTAAATCCTAATGAAGCTGCTCTTGAAATACCAACATCGCCTGCGAAAGTAATACTACCTGTTGATTGGTCTACAACAAAATACTTACCAACTCTAAAGAAGCCATCGTTGTCTGAACTGATAAAGAATACTCTACCTTTTCTACGCTCCCATACTTGTGCTTTACTTGCATCATCTGCTGCTGTATATGCACCAGCCTTGGAAGCTGATCCGCCAATTGGTTGACCTAATAATACATTTGGATAGTTACTAGTGTTAAATCCGCCTGTACCAATCTCTGTAAAGTCATGTCCTGTTGCACGTAGCAATGATATAGCAACTGTAATTTCAGCAGTAGAACCTGATGGTAATCCGCAATGTATTAGTCTAGTTGAAGTTGGCGATAATTTAATACCAGCAGTACTATTACCCTCAACGTCTGTTCCTGCTATAAATGCAGTTTCAATATACCAAACACTATCAGTTGTTACCCAACGTCCGCCACTTGTATATGCAGGATAATCTGCACCATTTAATGCTTGAGTCACTGCTTCGTCAGTATAAAGTTTAAAAGTATTAGTAGTTACAGCGCCAACATAATAACTTGTGCCATTTAATATAGTAGTTCCGCCAATGCTATCAAACTCAACTCTGTCACCATTTGATAAGTTATGATTTGCACTTGTTATTGTTACTGGGCTTGCACTTGTTACATTAGTAATAGCGCCAAATGTCATTGGACCGTAATTAATAACGTTCAGTGTTCTACCAGCATATGAGAATATCATACCGCCTGTATAACCAGCATCGCCTGGATTCTTAATCGTTTGACTTACTGAGTCAGTTGATTGTTGTACAATTCTTACTGCATCTTTAACATTTAACTTTTCAATAGCTAAGAATGTATCAGATGCAGCATTACCTAATGTACCGCCACCTGTTGGTGCTGATACTGCTTTATTTGCAAAATCAATTGTAGGAATAACGTATGCAAAATCATCATCAAATACTGTTTTAATTTCGTCAGCTTGTAATGCTAGATTTTGATCATCACTTCCAGTAAAGCCTGTACTTCTATATGTTGTAGTATCACTTTCATCAAAGTTAATAGCAGTACTTGGACGCTCTGTAATATCTTGTGTATCAACATTATCGAATAAGAAACTTTCACCATGTCTGTATTCAACAACATCATCTAGTGATAGACTTGCTTGTAGTCCAGGGAAGAAATCTAAATTAGATCCTGCTTCTTGAATAGTAAGTCTGTAAACATTATTACTAAATGTACCAGCTGTGTTTGTATACAATGTTGTTATACTTAATACAACATCATTAGTAATGTCAGTGCCGCCAATAGTTGCACCACCAATTGTTATTGTGTCCGAAGGTGCATATCCACTACCAACATTTTCTATTGTACTAATTGTAAGTGTACCGCCACTAACATTAATATTAAATACTGCTCCTGTGCCGCCCCCAGTACTAGACTTCTGTGCCACATTAGTATATGTGCCATCAGAGCCTACTGTACCCGAACTGTATGCTACTGCTTCTAACCCAGTTACTACAACAGACCCAGCATCGCCCGGTGTGCCGTCGTTGTTTAGATCTGAAATATTTTGTACGTTAGTAATTTTATAGTTTAGACCACCTGTTGCTCCGCCATGATCAATATAAATGTAAGCGTTCTTTAGAGGTGCTTCTTTAAAGTCATATAATGTAACACTAGTATCATCTGTTATGTTAGTATATCCACCGTAGGTAAATGCTTTAACAGGTTGTGTCATATTTCTTAGTGTAGTAACCTGATCTGGAATCTCGTTTGGATCAGCACCTTCAGCAACTAAGCCAAAGTTACCGTAACCGTTAGATCCATTAAGTGATCTAATTTCTGAACCGTTACTTGCATAGTATGCTGCATGACAGTAGTATGTAAACATACTAACCATCTCTGAGAACGCACCGTTGTTAGTTACAAGTCCGTATGCTAAGTCGTTAATTTGTGTAAAGTCGTTACCTAGTATACTTCTGTTACCAGCACTTTGTAAGAAGATATCTTGTATAGTATCATCTTGATTGTGTCCAGCATCACCTGGTGAGTCGCTGCCAGTAAAGTTCCAGCCATTTGTTTGATTCGAACTTGGATCAAGATATATAACAGCTCTACCTAATGCACTATCATAGTTTGATATAGCTGTAACTTGGTAACGCTGTCCTCTGTAATAGAATGGAGCAGGTAATTCTGGAAGTCTTAATTTTAAGCCTTGATCCTGTCCACCAACATCTTGTGATTCTACATAAAGCGTAAATGCATTTAGCGGAACACTTCCGTTAGCATCTGTATAGTTTCCTGAGTTCTGTTTTACACGTATTGGTATGTTACCAGCAAATGCATCAACATACATACCGCCTCGGAATGCTTTCTTATTTTCACTTTTAGCAAAACTTGATGCTGTTTGAATGTATGGTGACTTAGTTAAAATTTGACCTTCTGGATCAAGTACACACATAAATCCGCCGTGTCCTTGAACAGTAACGTTTCTAATAATAGTTGCATCGTCCATTAAGAACACATCCATGCCTTCTGCGTCATTACGCTTAGGTGGATTGTAAGCTGAATTAAATGCAAATGTAACTGTGTCAACTAATTTGCCAACTGTTGCAATACTGCTACTTACTGACTTCCAAACATTAATATCTGTAAGCTGTAGATACGTTGCACTTAGTACATCAGTATCTTCGTCACTTGCTTTTGATACGTGAGTTTTTAATGCTCTATAATAGATAGCGCCCTTTTGTACAAAATCACCTTGTTTATAACTTACTCCTGCTGCCCAGTTTGGCTCTACATCTCCTAAAGTTACATCAGGATCAAAGTTTGTACCTGCATTCGTTGTTGGAGCAGTTCCTAACAATAGTTGTCCAGCAAGTGTACTAATATGCTGTATAGCTGCTGTTGTTTGTGTTTCTTGTCCAGCAAAGCCTGAACTAACATATCCGGTCCAATATTGTCCTTGATTTTCTAATGCAAACTCTCTACCACCTGACAATAGATCTTTTACAATACCGTCAACAATATATCCTGTATCTCTACGACATTTGGTTTCATTATATGTAAAGTCTTTAAATGTAAGGTCAATGTAAGTTATAACATCATTAACTGTAGTTGCTGCACCGGCAGTAATACCTTGCGAACCTAATTTAAATTCATTTGCTGCCCAAGTAATACTTGGATTAACTGTCGCTGCAATACTATCAAGATCGCCTTCTGTTATAACATCTTCAATTATTTGTACTAAGCCGTCAACCTCAGTTGCTTCAGTCGCTGTGGCTGCTGTACCAGTTGTATCTTGTGCTAATACACTTTGTAAATTAGTAACTGTTGCTTCGGTAACAACTTGCCCTGCAATAGTTGCTAAGTGATCGTATGCTGCTATTGTAGCTGTTTGTTGGCCTGCTGCTAGCTGACTTGCTGCACCTACAAAGTATGCTTTGGCATTAGTTATAGATCCAGTGTTACCACTGTATAGAACATCATAGCTCAATGCATCAACAATGTATTTTACATCTCTTGAACATTTTGCTTGACTCATTGTAGCGTAGACAGCGTTATGATTTTGGTTAAGGAATTCTAATACTTCTGCTGCTAAGAAGTCTTTGTTTGCTTGTAACTGTGCAGATGCATTTACTTTGTTTATACTTCCGCCTGTTGGTGCAGGAAATACTAGCGCATCAGCTGCCGTATCTGTACTTACAACACCGTTAGCAATAATGTCAAGTATTTCATCAAAGCCTGCATTTGATCTAGCTACTGCATTTGCACTTCCGCCGTTGCCTGTGACTAAAGCTGCTGCTGCTGTTTTTAGGAATGAAATTGCAGCGTTAGTTGCAATGCCTTGTCCACCAATTGCAACATAAGCATTTGCACGTTGGTATGCAAGGCCAGCGGTTACACTGTTATAGTTAGTACCAAATGCTACGTCAAAACTAACTGCTTCTAAAATTAGCGCACTATCTCTGCGACATTTTGTTTCGTCATATGTTAATGCAGGGAAAGTAGAGTTGATATAAAAGATCACTTCGTCTTGTATAAATTCTTTGTTAGACTTCATAACCGCGGCAGCATCTGCATACTTGCCTAAGTTAGTAAATGTTGTACCTACGTTAGCAGGTTTTGTGTTATCAGTTAAGTAGTGACGTCCAAAGAACCCTTGAGTTGTTCCAACTTGGTTAACAAATGGCGTACCAGTAGTTTGTAGTGTTAGTCCGTCAAACTCTGCATCTCTATAGAAATATGTGCTTGCATATATACTCTGCGATTGTCTACGCTTTGGACGAATAATTACTCGTCTAAATTCGTCACCTTTAAGTGATACGTTCTTAGCAAGTTTAATTGGATAATCTTCTTCGTAAATTCCAGTTTCAACTTTAATAAGAACTTGTTTTGCTTTTACATAGTTACCAACTTCGATTTCTTCATTTGTGTCAAACTGTACAGGTGACAACAACTGCATATAAAATATAGTTGAGTTAGTATCTTGTGTAAACGTAATGATACGTCCTATAGCGCCTGTGCGCTTACCACGTAATACTTTACCTGGAATAGCATCAGTGTTGTCAGGATTTGTTTGATCTAATTGTCCTGCTGTACTATTTGTAAGTGATAATTGATATCTGTTACCAAACGATACATCAACACCTGCTTCAATACCGTTAGTAATAATATTGTTTAGTAGTGTAACATTATTTGTAATTCCTGCTGCGCCATTTGGTTCTGCACCACCTGCTGCACCGTCCCACGCTACTGCTTGACTTTTGTCTTGTGCAAATTTAGATTGATATCTTAGGCCAATGTTTCCGCTTACAAACGGAGTAAACGTACTGTTGTCATATGATGTAGATAATGTAGCATCTGTAAATAGTTCAAACTGTGTGGCACTAGTTACTTTCACATATACAACTACATCTTCAAGTTCTGTCATACCAACAATGCTGTCAAACACTACTTGGTTGCTGTTAACTAATCCGTGTGCAGTTGTTGTGGTAACCAACGAAGGAACATCACCTGTCTTAACAACAATACTTGCAATTTCTTTTTGTTGCAATAATGCATTTTGTAATAGTGCGCTAGTAATTAAGCTACCTAAGAATGAGAAACTATCAGTTGTTTGCTCTAATTGTGATGTAATAGCAAGTCTACCACTTACACTAGAGTAATAACGCTCTGCTGCTGTTCTTGTTAAATAGTTTGCATTGTTGCCACGTTCAGCATCAATTCTTAAACTATCAATAATTAATCCTAAGTCACGTTCGCAAGTTGCTACATTGTAACTAAAGTTTGGATATTTAAATGCAAGATAGCCTGTAACTTCTGCAATTATAAATTGTTTGTTTAATCTTAAATTTGCACTTGTAACTACGTTAACAGCATTTTCAACACCGGCAGCAAGAGTTGTAGCTTCAGTTGTATAGTTTGTATGTGTAAGTGTTTGGAAATACGGACCTGGCTCTTCTGGAGCAGTTTTAATTAATTCGGCTGCTCTACGTGCCGCTGCATTAATTGTTCTAAATGCATATGTAAGTGACGTGCCTTCTTTACCGTTTGGCACACCTTGCATAGTGTCATCACCTATAGTACTAACATTTAATACTTCTGGGCTTGAGTATGCAGTATTGTCTACATAATATTTTGTAGCTGCTTGTAGATCTTCTGGACCATTTGGAGTACCGTCACCAGCTAAGTCACCTGGATGATCACTTAGGAAAAGATCACCAGTCATTGTATCACCTTGACGTCTAGTAATACTTTCTCTTGGCATAGCAACATCACTTAGGAAATTCCCAGATAAGTCTTTATCAAATCCTGCGTCTGCTATTGTGTGACTATCGTCAGCTGCAATAGTTCCTGATACTGTTAGTTTGTTTGCTGCTGCTTCAACTGAACTTTCTGTTTGTGCAAGTACTTGTGTTGCAAATAATGATAACTGGTCGGCGTTTACATAACGAATAAAATATGTTGTTCCACTTGTAACACCAGTTGGGTCAACATCTTCTGCTTGGAACACAAATCCTGTACCGTTTGCGCCACTATCATACCCGTGACCACTAATAAACAAGTTGCCGTCTATGTAACTTGTTATAGCTAATGTGTACTGTGTATTTGTAGCTGGCTCAGCAGCAACTCGCACTGGAAGTCCGCTAGTGATATAACGTCTATCAGCATAGCCCTTAGTAATAACTAAATCGTCAATAGTATAACTAGTACTTCTACCCGGCTGCGAGTTAAGTGCAGTAGCAGCACTATCAGTAATTGCAACTCCAGCAATACCAAAGTTAGCAGCTGATAAGTGTCCGCCTAAGGTTGGTTTAACATTGTCGTCAACTATAGCACTAAATGTTGTTGTTAATATAATTTTACCTGGAACACTAACTACATCAACATTAATACTATCATCTACTAATGAATCTACATCACTATTACTACCGATAGTACTGTATATAATTGCAGTACCACTTGCGTCAGTTGTAAGTATCTTCCCAGATTCTACAGTACTTGGAGTATCACCTAATGTAGTAAAACTAATCTGTCCACCTTGTCCAAATACAGCATAAAGCTCTTGGAAGTTTTCATTTGTTTTGCGGAACGACTCACGGATACTATCTCCTGTTCCGTCATTGCCTTCTACGCCGATGTTTACATCTTGTTTTGCCATTATTGTGCTCCGTTATATTGCTGGCTGAGCCAGTTTATCGATATCAAAATTTACACTAATACCACAGCCGCATGCTGATTGCGCATTAGGGTTACGTACTTCAAAGTTAGACCCAACTAAACTTTTTACATAATCTACTTCAGTTCCTATTAAAAACATAACACTGTGCTTACTAACAGCAAAATTGCCCACATCACATTGGATTATTTCGTCGCCAGCTTCTAATTCGTCTGCTTGTGCTGTTCCCCAATCATACTCAAAGCCAGCACATCCGCCACCTTTAAGATCTAATGTAATAGCATAACAGTCATTCTCTTGACAGAGTTTACTAATTTGTTGGTTAGCTGCTGGTGTTATTGTACAAATTGTCATATTTTTTCTTTCTACTGATAGTATTTATCGTTGCGTTTTATAATCTTAATGTTAAATATACTTATGTTCATAGAAGAATTCAAAAAAGAAACTAAACATTTTCGCAAGAGCAAGACCGGTAAGGAACACTCTTATATACGTCATTGCACGTATGTTGTGCTACGTTGTGATAACTGTAGTATAGAGTTTAATCGTGCTAGAGGTAGTATGGATCCTAAGCGTTTAAATAATAACTACTTTCACGTATGTAAGAACTGCAATAGTAAGAAATTTGCTCAGAAAATGGGTGTTACTAAGAAGCAGATATGGGATATGCCTGCTTCTAGTAACTTAGATATTAGTAGGCTTTAGTCTTTAGACCAAATAGCCCAGATACCGTATGCAATAGCTGCATATGCCGCTAGCTTTGCAAATGGTCCTGCGATTAATACAACAACTCCAACGGCAACAAGCATTGCTCCGTTCCATGATGTACGTTCTTCTAGTCTTTCTTTAATCCAGTTCTTAATCATATTAGTTCTCCTTGTTGTAAATACTTATTCCTTAAGGAGGAAATATTATGACTAATTGGTTTAAAAACATAGCAAGTAAAGTATTTGGAAATAACAAAGTTGCGGAAGTTCCTGCGGCTGCGAATACTAATACTGCCCCGAAGACTAAAGCAAAGCCTAAAGCTAAAACAGTATCAAAAGATGCTACAATGCCTAAAACTGTTAAGAAGCCAGCGGCTAAGCCTAAAGCTAAAACAGCAACTAAGACTAAAAAAGCACCTGCTAAAAAGACTACATCAAAGGCAAAGGCTAAAAAGCCTAAGACTGACGCATAAAAGATTCAATAGCTTGAATAGATTTATCACAGCGAGCAAGTTTACGTTCTAGGACGGTTATAGCTGCTCGCTGTTGTCTTGACTGCTCTTCTAAACTACGCACATACGCTAGTGTAGGCAGTTCTTGCTTTAAGCCATCTTCACCTAACATAGTTAATGTATCTACGCCCTGGGCACGTAATCCACCAGTAATCCTATTAGGATTTTTATCCGAAGACTGATTCTCTTTCTGTGGCTTTTTGCGGCCGTACATTTTTGCTAGATAATTCATTTTCTTTTCCTTTGTAATATTTATACAGTTCTATGCTAGCTAAGTTCTTACACTTGCTCTCGCACATAATATCTGTATAGGGCAAGAATGACAATGCATAGTCATTTACAAGCTGGTTAGGATAGTAATCACTGTGCGCTCGTAGTTTGCCTTTCTTGTGTCCTGCTTCTAGTAGTGTAGGAAAGTTAGGCATTGTATCGTGTGCAAAGCCTTCGGGTAGTGCTGTGTCTCTACTGTAGCTGTAATGCATTGCAGGACGAACACCGCGCCAGCTGTCAACTATGCGTTTATATCTATCGTCGGTGGGCTGTAAGTATTCTCCTTCACGGCACCAGTGATGGTGTACGTCAAGTACGAGTGCGCAATGGTTTTCAAGTTCGAGGCTGTCTTCGATACCCCACTTGTTTTCGTCGTTCTCGATTGTAATAGTGTTTCGCGCCTCCGGGGTAAGTCTTTGTAGGGCGGCAATGATACCGGCTGGACCATTGCGGCCTGATATGTGTACATTGCACTTAAAGTCTTGGAATTGTCGGCCGTAACCCATATAGCGGATGACATCGGTGTGATATTCAAATTCTTCTATGCTCCGTTCTACAATTTCGGGGGTGTCACTTGCGAGGACTGTGAACTGACCTGGATGCATGGAAAGTCGCACATCAAGGGCTCTTGCCGTGGCACCGACTTCTGCAAACTCTCTTTCACAGTAAGCCACAACATCAGGACGCTGCCAATAATAACTCCAATCGCGCTGGGTATATACAGGAAGTACATCAGAACCAAGCCGTACCATCCGTAGTTCATTTGGAAGAGATCCAACATATTCAATCAACCTTTTGTATGCCGCTATGTTATGGACCATAATGTCCCACAAGCGTTCTTCAGCAACATCACGTGTCTGCCTATTGAGCCACTGTACTGTTGTGCTACGAGTATTTAGCGGGCGCTGAATTTCTTCAAGCACTTTCTTCTTCTGTGTTTGATCTGGGTGCATGTACTTGCATGCAAAGCCTATACGTTTAGTTACCATTTTCTATACTGTCCATCTAGTTCGTGTGTGCCTGAATTGTAAATTGCCCACGCTATACAGTTGTACCATGCATAGTGCGCAGGATGTTGCCTTAGTTGTTTGTACCATTGTATAGCTAGTATAACACGTTTCTTAAAGTTTGTCAACGCCAGTTTTCCTTTACCCAAGGGTCTTCGCAGTTGTGTGGATTAGGATCTCCGTGGAATACTGTAATACAACAATCCTTAGGTGGAGTAATTTGTTCTACTGTTCGCAGTACTCGACTGCCTCTTGCGCCGCCTGCTTTTAAATCTTTAGACTGTCTAATTTCCCACTTCCAACTCTTTATCC